CGCGCCTTGTCGTTCTAATGGTAAGGTTGACGGCGGTCTTCTACTCGTACGGGTTTTACTCCGTGCTGTAGTATCTTACGTGGGAACTGACGATTGTCTAGTTGGTATATAGACATGTCAGTTGCTGTGCGAGCGACGAGTGGTGTTGTCTTTATCTTGGCGTCGATGGCAACTAATTGACGACCAAAGTCGGCAATCGTTGGCTCCAAGTATAAGAGGGATTGAATCCTGCAGCCATCAGGTTCCTCTTTCAGCTGAAATTCTTTAATCAGCCAAGGAATGATGTAGCAGTCAGGATGGCGTAGTCTGGTTTGAGTGAGATCCACGGTCTGCCTACAGTGGGGACAGCGGTTTGCGCCTTTCATATCGTGAAAGAATACCGCTAGTATCTCATCAGTGGATAAGTAATGCTCGGAGAAAGCTCGTTTTAGAACTTTTATAGGGCTGAGCACTACGTCGTATCGTAAGGTGTCCTTAAGAGAGGCTAGTAGATCGATTTTAGCCTCGGTTCTGATAGAAAAGTCTCTATCGAACATGTATGTGATCAATAACTTCAACTGGCGAACCGTGAAGTTATAAGTCGGGTTCATAGCCACAGCGTATGTTGAGTTCTTTATCATAGAGGAGCTACGGTCCTCTATAGTCTCCGTAGTTGGTGTGTGGGCTAGGAAAGCTCCCCCGGTCACTTTGTCATCCAAAATGGGATGGGAGCGCAAATGATCCATGGTGTTCTTAGTTTCGTCAGAGCTGATCATTTCTAAAGCTACAGCTATTATAAGCTGTAGGGTGACGGCTTTTCTTTCAGGAGTTGAAGAAATCGTCTTTGCTTTCTTGTCAAAATAACGTTCTAAGTGATCGATGGTTTTGCCTTGATCAAGTCTTTGTCCTGAAATGGCTAATACCTTAGCTAAATTGGCTAGCAAGATATTAGTGTATATGGTTAGGCCGGCGCTTACGTCAGCTAGGTGATCTGCAGAAATCCTTGGAATTTTCGTTTCCTTTCTGAAGATTGGTATTTTCACTGGTTTTTCTTTTGCAAACTTCTCAGTGATCTTTCCTAGTATAGACGTCTTAACGTCGGGGTTGAGACCCTGGATAATTTTAACGAATTCTCCCTGGGCCTGGGCTTGTTCAGCGAAGAATTGGTCGCGGACGGATTTTCGGTCAAAATCCCTAGCTGCCGCTTCCATTCTAGTTACTAACGTGTCTCTAAACGTTAGTGGTGAAGATGTTATATCTTGACCGGCAGAGTTAATGTAGGATGCTCCTGACACTACTCGTCCGGTGCGAGTTTCCGTTATGACCATGCCGGCTCCGAAGATAGCTTCTAGATCCGTGTCCTCCTCCTCTTCCAATTCGTAATCTAATTCCTCAGAATCAGAATCCGAAGGTCTAAGTGATGTGGAAGGTTGGGCTGCCATGATAATAAGTCGGTAAAACTGGGTTGGTGGGTTGTAGATTTATTAAAGATTCAAAGAAATTGTAGCTTTCTAAGATGCTCTTCCATAAATGGGTTCGAACCTCGAGC